ATGAATATTAATGAATTAATTAGAGAAATCAAAAACAAAGATTACACAGCGAAATTAAGTGGAACGGATAGCAATAGTATCACACAACTAATTATTCACGTTAATAATGATGGCAACGAGTATGTAATTTCTGAAAGTGAAAATGAATCAATCGTTGAAAAATTCATCTCTGCATTTAAAAACGGTTGGAATCAAGAATACGAGGATGAAGAAGAATTTTATAATGACATGCAAACAATCACCTTAAAAAGTGAGTTGAACTAAAAATATGTCAATAAAACTATTAGATGAATTCTTAAAAAAACACAGTAAAACGAGGTATCAGTTAAGCAAACTGACTGGTATCTCGCAAAACACATTGAACGATTACAATAAAAAAGAGTTAAACAAGTATTCTGTTTCATTCTTGCGCGCACTCTCAATGTGTGCAGGAATATCTACATTTGATGTTTTCATCGAGCTAGCAGAATTGGAAAAAAGTTATGACGATCTTGCTGGATTTAAACACTTATTAGATAAGTATAAGTTGTCATTTCCTGCACAAGAATTTGAGTTGTACTGCTTAATTAAAGAGTTTGAATCTGCGAATATAGAAGTGCTACCTTTTACTTTTAATAGATTTGAAAATGAAACGCATGTAGATATAGAAAAAGATGTTCGAAAAGCACTGGAAAATGCTATCACTGTGTTAAAAGAGAAGAAAAACGAATTGATATAACAATTACGCTAAGCTTATGTTTAGCGTGTTTTTTTGCATAAAAAAAGCCCTAACGTTGAGGTTAGGGCAGTTAGCGTTTTTCTTTATACAAATATTTTATATGAATTATTAATACCACTAATTTTGACCTCGCTAATAATTCCATTTTTCAACAACTCATTAATATAAGACTGAGCCATATCATAACCAATTCTATATTTTCTCGTAATATGGAAAACATTAAAATTTTCTTCTTCTATCATTTTTGTGACATATTCTACAATTTCACCGTATAACAAAATGAACACATCCTTTCGATTAAGATTATTTTAATTACATTCACAACATATAATAGAGTATTCAGAGAGAAAAAAAACCCGCAAACGCGAGGGCTTTAAACTAAATCTTTTTAACAAACTTCTTGTTAGCAGTGAGATAGTAACCGCTCTTCGTCTTCAAGCGAGGTGTCCCGCCTTTCGTTTTCCCCATCCCCGAAATCGTGAAGACTGTGCCAGCCGGAAATGTTCCGCCAGTTTTATGCTTCTCTGTAAAGTCTACTGAATTGTATAGATCACACTGTACCAGTGTTTTGATTTTTTTAGGATTTTCTGTGTAGTATGTGTTTTTGCTTGCTGGTGTGTGTGATTTTCCTGCTTTTAACTTCGCTAATAATGTTGTGTTCTGCGTTGCTGTTCCACTGTAATTTTTAATTCCGTAACTTGTCGCTAGTTTTTTGCGATTCGCAAAGCTTGAATCTAGTTTGTTTAAATTCATATAATCTACTAATCCTAGACTGTTCGTGTTCGCATTTGCGCTCGGTTTAGGAGAATTACTAGTACTAGCTCCTTTTCCAAAAGTATCAGTCCCATAGCCTTTATAATTAAATTGAAGGTGCGGATTGTCTACAAATCCAGACCAATCACCGCCCCATTCAAATCCAAGGGCCTTCGCTTTTGCCACAAATTTCTTGCCTTTATCTGAACGATAAGCGCCCCAATCAACAGTTTTAGATTTCGTCATGACGAAATCTAGCGCTTGTCCAACTAAATGATAAGAGCGCATTGTTTGAGACGCTCCGCTAGCAACATTTGCGGCTTGTTGTTCTTTCGTTCTAATTGTTTCGTAGATTAACACTTCAATCCCGTTGCTTTCAGACCAATCTAGCAATTTTCTAGCTGCCGCTTTCGTATTGTCTGCTAACTTATTTACATTTGCCAAACTTCTACTATAATAATAACTTGTCATTATTTATCATCCTCTCCATATTTTTTGCTTCGATTAGTAAATTGTTCAAATAATCCAGTACCGCCAGCTCCTGCTAATGCGCCTGCCCAAATCATCGTTGCAAGCGATCCAGAGCCGTCCAAAAACGTTGCTAATGCGCCCAGAATAGCACCAATAAGTATGCTAACAGTCGGAAGCCACTTAGACGGGACTAACTCCGTCTTCTTAATCGCCTGAACAAACACAGGTGTTACAACTACTAAAAATGTCATGTAAACTAGTAACTCTTTTCCAAACTCCATTTCTATCATCCTTTACTTCGTTATTTTGTGTTCCAACAAATCTACTTTGTGAGCTAACTTTCCGACTGATTTAGACAAGCTGTCAATTGATTGTTGTTGCTGTTTCATCATGTCATTTTGCCTATCCATCAATCGCTGTTGTTCGTTCATCGTACTTATAAATTTATCTCTCTCTTCTTTCGATTCCTTATTACGCTTCTCTCGTTCTTCCTCCACTTTTTCGCGTTCTTCTTTCATTTCTATTCTTACAATTTTTGAATCATCCCAAATTCTTTTTGTGATAATTAGTAAGATTATAAAAAGCGCTACAAAGAGCGCCGCGAAGAACATTTCTTTCGCTAAAGCATAATCAAAAACTTTTGTTAGCCCATCATACATTTTCATCATCCCCCATAAAAAATAAGCCTTGCTCGGCTTTAATCTAAAACATAAAATAATTGATTTAACGCAAAATAAGTAATGCTCGTTTCCGCTGGTATAAATCCCATCGCGTTACTTGATGAAGCATGAACACGCCCACCACTCGCTTTGTTTGTTGGTGCGTAAGCCATCGCGGTTTTCGTTGTTTGGACCTCAAAAGGAACAGAAGCGAAAGCATTATTTGTAGAGGTCCATGCGGTTGATTTTTGCACTTGCCCCCTGAAAAAGGCAATTCTGATACCAAAGATGCAAATAATTCTAAATTGAGGAGTATTCCCTTCTGCTGTTGAATATCCAGAGTTTAATATTAAATCTTGCCACGGCATTGAGTAAAATAAATCAGCATTTACAGATAAAGTTGTTTGCCCATCTTTAGTGAAATCTAGTGAATCCCCTCTTAACATTGTTTCCTTGAGTTCACCAGAAATATTATGATCCATCAATTGCTGTGCTACTTTCACACCACCAAGTGTTGTAACATCACTTTTTAAAATAGTAGAGCCGGCACCAGTTGGCAGTACTGTAGCAGCATTAAAACCATTGTCATTCATCGTGACCGTCCCAGCGAACAAATTGCCTTCATCATCACGATAATTAATATTGTGAATAAATTCAGCGCCTGTGATACTTCCGCTCTCTACATCACCTAATTTCGCAGTAATCGCTGATAACTCCCCGACTTTTAAAGCGTTATAATCCAGAGGTATTTCTTTCCAAATTACCCCATCCCACTTAAAAACACCTGTTATAGTATTTTCCACTTCATCTATCTTGAACCACGTATCGTTTATCTTTGGAATAGCTGGCGGTAGCTCACCATAAAAAGGCTTATTGTTATCACCAGCTTTCATTAACGCGTCATTAGCTGTATCTATTGCTGTGACAGCGGAATCTTTAGCATCATTTGCTACTTGTTTTGCATCTGTTGCATTTGTATTTGCATCATTTGCTACACTTTCGGCACTACTAGCGATTTGTTGTGCTGTTTCAGCCTTATTACTTGCGATTGACGCAACTTTATTAGCATTTGTTGATACTTTCGCGTTTTCCCTCAATTGATTTATAATCGCAGGTGTAGCCGAATTAATATCAATATAATCACCAACTACACAAGTGCTTTTTGACATATCGCTATAACAAATATTTAACTCAATAACCCTTGCTTGTACTGTAATTGGAGGACTCATTTCTAAATCTACAATTCTTACAAAACTGCCTTTTCTTATTCGATGTGCTTCAAAACCATAGACTTGTTCTAACATTAAAATATTTGCTTCATATTGATATGATGGCGATGATAACTTTCTAAGTTCTAAAGTACCCCATTGTTTCAACGCTGCCGCATTTGTTATATTTTCATTTACAATCTTAGTCATTAAGTAACCTGTGCCGCTTGGGTTGTATTGCTCATTTGCTTCATCATTATAGATGTAATTCAATCCTCCATTAACAGAAGAAATGTTTAATTGTGTCCCATCAGCTTGCGTTGCGCCAAGAGGTATAAGAGCAGTCTTAATGTTCGTAAATAATACTTTCCTCGTTATTCCTTTAATGCCTGTGCCGCTCTCAATTCGAACACCTTCATTATCCCCAAACTGTTTCGCGACTTTACAATAATAGCCAACTATCCTCCCTTGAAATGTTTTTACATAAAACTTAACTTCGCAATCAAAAGCAGTACAAATTTGATGTAGGGCTTCTTGAGCTGTTATATATCCTGAGAACTCCAAATTTGCAACTGCCCCTACATTTTCTGTATCTTGAGGAATCCATCCACTCCCGCCAAGCACATATGTTAAAGCGGGACCAATATTACTATTGGAAAAAGCGCGATCTGTCACAATTACATTATTCAAATCAAAGATAAAAACATTTTCGCAAAAGATTCTTTTTTGAGGTTTCGAACTATTGTCATCTCTGATGTCTTGCACTTCAATAATTTTGAATAACAATGAATCATCGTCTAAGTCTTGAAGCATCACATAATTTCCACCTGTTAAATATTTTGAACTTTCGTCATCTGTCGAAACAGAAAACTCATAAGTTGAATCAAAATCTATAACTTTCTCGGTGTGTGAATCATTAAAATAATGAGTTCCATTTGTGGAGTCAGCAGATATGGATTTTACAATTTCTTTATTTTCATCTAATATCAATAACATTTAAACACTCCTTTAAAAAGTTCTTGGCCTAACATATACGGTCCAATCTGCCGCTTCAAACGGAGATACATTTAATATTTCTGTTGTACCACCAAATAACTTAAAAAAGTGACTTCCTATCGCTAGATTCTGCATAAAAGGAATGCCATTTTTATAAATTGTTTCTGTTTCAAAATCAAACATTAATTCATCGGATGCATGAGCTATAACTTGCGGAGCTGTGTTTGCAACAATATTTAATTTTTCAACAAGTGTATCTGTGAAAAATAAGTCCCTATTTGGGTCATGTGTGCCTGATGCTGCAGCGTATATATTTAATTGAGCTAATTTTTTTGTGTATTTATTAGCAGTGTCTACAAATACTTTTTTCTTTGTCCAGACAGGCTTTATATTGCTATCAAGTTTGATAATTTCGGCGGTAAATTGATTGCCTATTTTGGTTAGGATAAAGTAACCATAAAAATCTCTGTATTCGTTGTATGCGCCTGTTTGCACCTTTTCTGTCACTGTTTTATATTTCCCATTAACTTTTTTTCTAGTTGAAACTGTTTTGTATGTTTTAGTAACTTTCCCTGCCTCATTAAACAAATCTTTTTCAGGATAATTAGCAACATTTTGATCGCCAATAGATATTTTAACAATATTGACTTCGGTATTTGTGGCATTATCTTTTATTTGAAACGTTGCAATTTTTGCTCCTTTTTCATCAACAAGATACACTTCTAATTTACCTTGTTGCTTTTGTGCTGATGCTATGTTTTGAAGGCGCATTCTTACACGCCAGTTATCCTGTGCTTGGGGAAGAACTACTTTACTCATTGGACCATGCCACTGTGTTCCAACACCATAATCAGATGCTCGAAATACATTTGCGGTTGAAGTAAAACTCCCATCAATAATTCCATTGTTAGCATCAAGCTGAAATGTTAAATCTGACTGTTGCATGGGGGTCCATGTAGCTAACACATTCATTGGATCGTTTAAAATTATTTCTGATGGTTTAACTGGAGTTTCTCCAGAATCTGGATCAACTCCTTCGCCAATGTATAAGTAATCCTCTTTATTCGATACAGCGATATAAGTGACATCCTGTTTTATAACTGCTCCAATTACAGGGCTGGTAGGTTGTGAACCGCGTACTGGTAATTTGTTACTTTCACTAGTTAGCTCAAATTCTTCTTGTTCATAATAAATATACGGGTCTGAACAAACAAAATTCAGCGTTGCCCGTCCGTTATATAAAAGCCTATCTAAGTCTGTAGATCCTTCAAATCGACCATAATACGTCTTTTCAGGCGCATCATCAATTACCAAAGAGCGTTCTTCTGCATCTACCTGCATCAACCAATCAGCGACAGATGTAGCCCGCTCACTTAATTCTTTAAGGTTATCTCCAACAATTTGTATTTCTAATTGTATTCCTCGTTGACCAACATTTGGGCCAAAATAAAAAGCGCCAATACGACCACTGACGCTTTCTGTATTACCTTCATTTTGAGGAAACAAAGGTGGTTTAATGTCAATTATTTCTACATGCTTATCAAATGAATGAATACCTTTGTATGTGAATCCTAAGCTCATAAAATCACCCCTTGTGCTCGATTAGTTCTGATAATACGGTTGTTTTGAATTTCTGTTATAAAATCCACCGTTTCCTCCGCCACTATACGACCCTCTAACATTGTTTTATTGACAATTTGAATTGGTTGCAATGTAACTGGTGTTTCGCTTCCTTGCGCTGCTGCAGACGTCCTTGAGCAAGACGTAATTTCTTTTGTATTCGGTGTAACTGGGACTGAAATAGCAGGAGAAAGGCTTGTTAAATGTTTTTGCATTTTATAAGCTGCCAAATCAATAGTATTTAGATTCTTAAGCATTCCTACGCCAATTCCAGCTGGCACTTGTTCTCCTACCTCATCACTCATTAACCGAGAAGGCGAATGTATTTTAAGCCGCTTTTTGATTGTTGTTTCAATTGTTCTCGCTAGTTGATCCGCTTGTTTCTCAAGTGGCCCATTCATTTGCTTAAACCCCTGAATAATGCCCGCTACGGTCTGTACACCAAGTTTAGATCCAGCAGTGCGATATTCTTTTGCTTTATCAAGTTCTTTCAACCAAGAAGCGTTCGCATTTGCCAAATCTTTTTTAGCTTTATCGTTCGCCGCCTTGACAGCTTTATCCATCGCCACTTTATCATTTACAGAAGCGTCTAATCCCAGCTTGTTTGCATTAGCATGTTTTTTACTCCACTCTGCTTGGTATTGTTTCAGTTGAGTATCGGACATGCCAGCAATTGCTTTAGCTTGTCCTGTAGCACTTACGCCCATGTTACGTATCTCATCTATAAGCCCTTTACTAACACCGCGTTTTTTCATTTTATCAAGTTGAGCCATAAAATCTTTTTGTTGGGCTGTTTGTGATTTAAGATTTTTAGTTAAATCACTTCCACTTGCTTTTTCAGTAACAGCAGCATCAAATAATCCAGTCTGATTATATGCGGCTTCTTGATTTGATTTAAGAGCATCGTTATAAGTCTTCTTCGCTTCGTTAATAGAATCCTTAGCCGTTTTATTTATTTTAGCAACATTATCATAATATTTTTGTGTGCTACTTTTTATTGATTTATTAAGTTTAGTTTTTTGTGTATTAATTTCTTTGTTTGCTCCAGCAATATTTAATTTGATTTGTCTTGTTTGCGCTGCATTTAAGCGATATTGCTTATTAATTTGTTTTAATTTATTAATGTACGATTGTGCGCTAATTGCGCCTGTTTTATAATCTACTTGCACATTTGATATTTTATTACTTACATTTTTCGCATAGCTTGTTTTAGTACCTTTTGCATAACGAGGTACGTTACTCAAAGCTTTAGCTGTTTTATCTCCTCGCAACACCTCAGTGCCCCGTGGTAGATTAAGAAGAACATTACGCCCTTTTGGAACAAAGCTTTTTCCGTCAGGTGTAGTAATCATTTCTTCGTAGTTGCTTCCCTTTGCATCATTTACTAGAGCTGGTCCACCTTTATGGTTATTTGTACCAGTTTCTAACCCTTGAACGCCCGACGGTGCCTTGCCGTTCGTTTTATAAGCAATTTCTAAAACTTTTTGTTGTCTTTGAGGTATTCTTCCCCAATCCGCAATCATGTTATTAAGTAAATCTCTAACAGTATCAGCATTAGTAAGCGCTGTGAAAGTCTTTTTACTCACTTTTGTCCCATTGTAAGAATATATATTATTTTTTCCTTCTTGGACCTTGCCTAACAAATCCCTATTATTAGCATATAGGTTTTTAAGGTTAATCTTTTGACCGTTGTATTCTACAATCACGTTTTTACCTTGCTCCACTTTTGTTCTAACGTCTGTATTCGTTGCTAGCAATGATTTTAAATCTACTTTTGTGCCGTTATAATCAACAATCATCCCTTTAGATGAGTTTATCTTTTTTAACACATCTGAATTATCAACTACTAAAGTTTTCATCGATGGAGGTAATTTGTCCCAAACTCCCATGTCTTGTAGTGCTTTTTGTAGTGCGAGGCTAGTATCTGCATTCGCAATCATACTTTTTTGTTCAGGCTTCAATTTATCCCAAATACCTAAATCTGACAGCGCGTTAGCTACATGTATAGAGTCCTCGTAACTGACAATTAATTTCTTTTCGTTGAAAGTCATCTTATCCCAACGACCACTTTCAATAGTTGCAGTTGCAATTGTTTTCTTAGCATCTGTGGTTAATTTTGCTTCTTTCATGATGAATTTCAGATTATTCCAACCATCATCACTTTTAGCTAAATTGGATACGAATTCACCAACATTGTCTCTTATTTCAGAAGTTTTAGGGTCTAATACTAAGTTGTTCCATGCGGTATCTGCCATTTTTGCTCCATCGCCAATTAGCTTGCTGGCTTCGTCAGCTTTGCCCGCTTTTTCTTGTACATCACGTGTAAATTCGTCATAATCTAGTCCCATATCTTTTAATCCGCGTCGGATGTTTTTTTGAGCTACATCACTACTTACATTTAACTTATCATATAGTTGTTCTTGCGTTTTAATCCATGCAGTAACACTTGAACGCACTGTACTATCGCGTTCCCTATCCATCTGATTTATAGAATCGTTATAGGATTTTTTATCAATCAATCCATCATCATATGCTTTTTTTAGCTCTTTCTTTTGCTTACTTGTTGAGTCAATTGTTTTTTTGGTTATTTTGTTTAAGTAATCCGATTGTTCGACAAGTGCATCCTGGTTAAGAGACTCAACTTCACCATTCATCGCTTTAATAATTTGCTTTTTCTTGCTTTCGTTTAATCCCAAGCTCTCTACTTGTTCAATTTGCATCGCTTTATAGATATTATTAACTGTTTTGGATTCCTCAGATGTTAAGTTTCTGTGTTTATCAGCAGCCGATTTATAGATATCTTCAATTTCTTTATATTGAGCATTAACATTCGCTTTACGTTCATTAGCTCTTTTCTCAGAGTCTTTCATTGAATTGTCTAAGATAGCTTGAACAGCAGGAGAAAATTCTTCATATGACTCTTTAAACCCATTTAACGCATCATCTGTGTTTTTCTTTATTTCATCTGCCATGTTTTTAAATGCGGTTACTACACGCTCGCTGTCATCTGTCGCACCTGTTGCAAAGGTATCTAGTGCTAGCTTACCCTCTGATGCAAATTCATTGAATTTACCCATCGACTTATCTGCCTCAGCACCAATATCATAACCCCATGTTTTTATACGTTCTTTGCTTTCTTCGATTTTGCTTATATGTTTATCCAGTGCATAAATTCCTACACCAATCAAAGCCGCTCCTGCTAAACCAATTGCAGCTGGCAACGCTCCAAACGATCCCGCTAATCCTGCCGCTGCCAAACTAGTTCCTTCTACCGCTGTTGTAGTAGCCCCAAACCCAGCTGCCAAAGGAGCTAATTTACTCCCTAAACCTAAAATCTTACCTAAGCCCGCGAATCCTTTTATTAATCCGCCAGTCATTGATACTAGTTTTCCGCCAATCATTAGCACAGGACCAGTTGCTGCTAAAATTCCAGCCCATTTTATGATACTTTGTTGTTGTGCGCCGGAAAGGTCATTAAATTTATCAATCATTTTGTTAGCCCACTCGATGATTGGAGTGAGGGCAGGCATTAATTTTTGTCCTACGTTCTGTTCTAATACTTCGAGCGAAGCTTTGAATTGATCCACACCAAATTTACCAGCTTTTCGCATGTTATCAGCAACTTGTTTAGTATATCCATTTGCTTCATCAGCGCCCTTAGAATATTTACGTAGAGAATCGCCTCCCGCTTCTAAAAGCGTATTAACAGCTGATAAAGGTTCACGTCCGAAAATCATCGTCAAGAAAGAGTTTTTCTGTGTTTTTGTCATTTTCTTTGTTTTATCATTAATATCATCCAAGAGAGTTGGTAAAGTTTTCATATTGCCGTTGTTATCTTCAATTGTTAATCCAACTGCCGACATTGCTTCTGCAGCTGATTTTGAAGGTTTAAGCAAACTTGTAAGCATTCCCCGTAAGCCGGTACCCGCCTTTTGCCCTTCAATACCGCGGTTAGAAAGCAAACCAACAGCTGCTGCTGTATCTGTAAGTGAATATCCTAGCGAATGCGAAATAGGACCGACATAGTTCATTGCTGTTCCCATATCAGAGAATCCAGCCGCTGTTTTATCAGCTACGTAGGTTAGCACGTCAGCAACTTTGTTTGTGTATTCCATCTGCTTATTTGTATCTTTAGAAATCATTCCAAACTGTTCTAATGTTGATGTTGTAACAGACATTACTGTTTCGAAATCATCGCCAGATGCACGAGCAGCATTAAAAATCGCAGGCATAGACGCCATTGTTTGATTAATATCGTAGCCTTTTTTAACCATTTCTTTCATACCGAGCATAGTTTGTTCAGAAGCTACCCCATACTTAACACTAGCTTTCTGTGCATAATCAAAGACTTGTGTATAACGATCGCCAAACTCTTTCGCTGATTCATCAGATTCACGCAATAAAGAGTTAACTTCTGTCACTTCATTATCAAAATCAAGATACGCTTTAGTTGATTTCACCATTCCCGCTACAATTGGCGCCGTAAATCCAACGGTCATCGCGGTTCCAGCTTTTGTTAACTTTTGGCCAGACTTTTCAAGCATATTTCCGAATTGTTCAACTTTGACGATAGATGAATCAAGACCTTTAATATTAATGTTTTTCTTATTGATTTTGTCGATATTGTCAGATGCTTTTTGCCCTTTCTTCGCAAAATTATCCATATCCTTATCGATTTTGTTCATCTGGCTTTTATAGCCATTTTCGCGTATTTTTATATCGTAATAAATTTCTCCCGCTTTACTCATATTTTCACCCCTCTTTCAGCTTGCTGTTAGCTCTCAAAGCCTTTTCTAATCCTTCTTCATTAGAAGCAGCATCCTCAAAATATCCACGCTTTAACATGATTCGATTTTGCTTTATTTTTTCTTTCAGCAAATGTTTTGGCACTTTGCTTCGTTCAGTCATTCGAATTTCAAGAGTTGTCATAAATGGCGTTTCCCCACCTAAATTCATTAGATATGTCCGGAATTCTGAAAAAGTCATATTTGACAATTCTTTGCGCAATCTGATACCGTAATACGCCAAAAAAGAAGACTCGATTAAATCAAAGTCTTCAACTATTCCGTAATACTGTTTTCCTGTGGCTTCCCCTCGTCACTTTCCTCGCTCATATCGCTTTCAAATAATTTAGCTATAATGTATTCAATAAGCCCCTCGTAGACTTTAGTTGGCAATGTTTTAGAATTGATTTCTTCTCTGTCTTCTTTGCTGAAAAAAATAGCAAAAATATCATCGTTCGTTGCTACAATTCCATCTGTGATAGTCATTAACAATTCATGCATGTTTTCACTATCCGGCGTTGTATGCTCTCCATCGCTTTCGTCGCCTTTCAATTTAGGCGCAAGAACTTGTCCTAAAATTTTAGGTGCTTCATCCAAAAGCGCACTGTATTTAATGTGTGCTTGTGCCGAAATGTCCGCATAATACTTTTTCCCGTTAATTTCCAAAGGAAGTTTTACTTCATTCTCGTTAAAATTAAATGATTTCATTTTTGTCCTCCAAATTAGTAAAAGCCCTCACTCAGAGGGCTTCGTATTTTGTTTATTAGGCAGATGTTACAGAAACAGAAACGTCATTTTTAACCGATGGTTTCACTTTGGACGCAATTGTGATTTTAATTGCAGTTACTGTTGTAGCAACTCCTGTTAAAGTTCCATCACTAGCTACTGTTGCTTTTGCTTCATCAGATGAAGTGAATGTTACATCTTGTGGAGCTCCTGATGGCAGTACTCCTGCTGTAATTTTAATAGTTTCTCCAACTTTTACAGTTTTAGAGGCGCTATCTACCGTTACGCTTGTTGGCTCAATGGTAGGCGCCGGCGTAAAAACCGGCGTACCATTTGAATTCTGTGTGGCAGAAAATGAACCAATATCGTTCGCACCACCACCACCGAAATCATTAATCCCGATTGGTCCAGTGATTTCATACTTAGAGCCTGCTGGGAATTTAACTACAATTGTTTTTTCAGCTTCAGACCCAACTTTATCCCAAGTTTCACGTAATTCATTTTGTCCTGGATCTGATTCATTGTATTTCCCATCCAAACCTAACTCCATAGCAGCACCTGTTTTTACCGCACGTTCAAATACCTCACCAATTGTTGTATATTGTTCCACATTTGAGTTCAGTGAAATGTCTAAAGTTTCTAAGTCTTTGATCGAAACACCATCTCCGCTTTCCCCTGAATCTTTAACCGAAATTTCTAATTGTTTAACTGCATAAGTTGCCATTAACTTACATCTCCTTTTCAAATAATATTGTTAGTTGATAAATCAAACGACCATCATCGTCATAATCGACTTGTCCGCCGCTTGCTACATCTGTTGCTACTACCTTCTGATTTTGGATATTCAGCTCAGAAGGGTTTGTTAAAAGAAAGTAGTTACGTAATAAATCGTATGTTCGTTTGCATTGAATTGTGTTTTTGTCATAAATTAAAAAGCCGATGCTCTCACGAACACGACTTTGCGTTTGTACTTGCTTGTTTTGAAATGTCGGTGCTTCATTAATTACTACCATTGAATCAAGCCCCGTTTGTTTAATGAATCCAAGTGTTTTTATAGCTGGGAATGTTTTTTTGAAATGTGCTACCAAATCTTCAATCATAAACGCATCCCGCCCTCTACAATTTGGTTAATACTCTGAATTCCATAACTTACAGCCATTTCGTACCAACGTGGATTCCGACGATTTTCATAATATTGTCTGCGGGCATAAGGAGTTAAACTAAACACTCTAGCTACAATTGAATTTTTTTGGATGATAATTTTAAAATACGAACTTCGTCGTAAGTCTCCATACAAAATCGGAGTAACAGGCTGTGCTAATTCAACCAATTCTCCCCCAGCCTTTGCAGCCGTTGACAAAGCTTTATTATGAATATCATCTATGACTGCATCTTTAAAACTACTAAAGCTCATGCTCTGTCACCTCTCCTACAACAATTTCGAAATGGTGAATACTTCCATCAGGATTTGGCGGGAAAGATACGCTCTGGACCTCACCTTTAATTAAACAATAGTCAGGAATTACAAAAGATACATTGTCTCCTTCACTCACAACAAAATTTAATTTGTTACAAAATAAATTAACAATATATCTTATGTTTAACCCTTCCTCTGTTTTATTTACGAGCTTTTCAAACTCATAGCGAAACATTGATTTATTAATTGCATCTGGTAAAAGATTTCCAAAGTCATCGCGCCCACTATTACTAGTTATAGTAACTTCTGTGTTTAGGATAGCCTCGGGAATAGGCGGTAATTGAAAGCTCATTAACAGCCACCTACTCCCGCATAAAGCCAGCCACTAGATAAAAGCAAATCCATCACTTTGTCCGGAACGTCAGGTATAAAGTTGTTCGAATTTTGTGATTGACCACCCATAGTTAATTTGCCTAGTGTAAAGTTACCAATGCCAATAAACTCACCATATTTCTTGATGTGTTCACACTGCCATGCAACAGCTTGCTTAATATCATCATCTACATTGTCAAGGTCTACGATATTCGGCATAATTTGCTTGTCAATTGCTACAGAAGCGGCTTTTATTAAATTATCCGCTTCTGTTGGTTCGATACTTAAGTTTGTTAGACTAGCTAACTCACTTGGTGTAATATACGTTTTCATTTACTCACCCTCTTTATTTTTGGGCTCCTTTTTACTCTTGGGTGGCGATTTTTCTGGTTCTTTTTCTGGTTCTTTATACTCGAACTCTTCAAAACCATCAATTTTCAATTGATTGATTAATACAACATCGTCTGTATTGTAAACGACATTTTCTTTTTTTAATTGCATTTCCCTAACCTCCTTAGACTTCTGTAGAAGCGATTACGCCATCTTTTTGTTGGTCCAACACAAAAATGTCGTGGTATACACGATATTGATACAACCAGCCGTCCCCTTGTCCTACAGAGCCGGGTGCGTGCAAATAGATAGAAGCATGTTTTGCGCCGCCGACAACAGAACCTTTATTTACAAGCAAGAAATTCAGTTTCTTAGCACCTGCAGCTGGTTTGTAACCATCTGTAAAATCAAAAGTATCATAGAAACGATCTTCCGCTTCTACCTCAACAATACGTGTACCATCAATAGCCGTAATACGCGTTTCGATGGATGAAGGACCAATGTTTTGCACATTAATAGCTCGAACAAAATCATCACTAAGTTCTAATGCTGCCATCACGTCTGGCGAAACATACATAACAAGATTCTGAGTTCCGTATTTCTTCACTTTTCGAATTGCCGCTTTTAATTTTGTGAACACATTATCTTTAGTGATTTCTTCCGCAACCGAATTACTATTTGTTTTCGCTGCTGTTGCTAACTTAGAAAATCTATAAGCGTCCATTTCTGGTCCAGCATGCCGAGAATTAAACTCTTTAGTAACATTCGCAGCAGAAAGCGCTTGACCTGTTTCGTCCACATCCATAACATCTACAAAGAATTCTACATCACGATCAAAATCAATCGTATAAGATTTATTTGTGTTTGAAGCAGAACCTTCGTTATATCCTTTATTTCTTGTATGTGCTTTAAGTCCTGTTGTTGTGATAGTTTGAATCTTAAACGTTTTTGCATCTAACCATAAAAGGTTAGGTGTTTCTAATTCATTTGTGTAAGTGCCAAAGACTAACTTCTGGTCGAGCTCCTTACCGTACTTGTCTACATAGTTAATAGCCATTTTGCTATCTCTCCTTTTCTAATTATGAATTTAATGCTTGAATGAATGGGTCTGTAGCACTTGGCTCACTTGCATTGCCTAGTCCTGCTCCGATTGGTGGAGGCGTGTCACCATCATCAGATTTTGCAATCCATTCAGGATATTGCTCTGCGAATTTCGCTAAGTTGTCGTCATTTCGCTCTTCATCCCCAAAAAGCTTCGTAAATGCTTCATAGCGTTCTTCTTTTACGCCGCTTTCTTTTAACTTACTGTGCCACTCTGCCGTTTGTTCTTTCTGAACATATTCATCCAGCTTTGATAGTGCCTCGTCTTTCTCTTTTTGAAGTTTTTTCAATGCCTTTTCAGATGAATCATGTTCGCCCACTTGATCGTTAAGCTGATTAATTTGGTCGTTTAACTTCGTGATTTCTTCCTCATGCGCGCTTTTGATGGTTTCAATCTCTCCATTAAATTTCTTTTTTTCAGCCGCTAAGCGATTCTTTACAATTTCATCCAGTTCTGCTTGGGTAAAATTCTTATCGTCCCCACCTTCAGCAAAATGTTGAATGTCAAACTTACGCTGTAAATAATTCTTCATATTTCCTCCTTTTTAAGCTCTGAGTGAGCCATCCCTGTCTATTAGTTGCCGGCAGGTAGGCAAGATTTTTATATCAAGCCAAACAAAAAAAGCGTTCATTTAGACGCTTTTATAATTTCTCTATCCAATTCTCTCTCTAAGAATCGATTGTTATTCAAATGGTCTTGCAAAGCTTCTTCCCATTGCCTTACTTTCCCAGCTGTATATTGTTTAGAAGGACCTTCTGCAAGTATATCTTTTGTTTTCCAATCGCGAATTCCGCGCTCATAGTACCGTTGCTTACTTTGAGCCTCATATTCTTCTTCATCATATGGGATAGGCTCGTCTGTTTCGTCACCTTCGAAATACGAATATAAAAAATGGTGGCAATTTGGATGAAACAAGCCATCGTTTTCCGCTTCTTGTAATGTTTTATATTCATTGCTTTCGTAGTTAACTGATAGCACTTCTCCTTGCCAAGGAGCACAACGCGGACAACTTCTTACGTGAGCTGACACTTGAACTAATTCGTGCTCATATCTTCCAAGAACGCGTTTCATGGCATTTAAACCAACATTAAAAAAAGCACCTCTTGAAGCCATTTCCATGTAAGCTCCTGGTCGGTACTTTCTTCCAGACTGATCTATAACATTTCTTATCCCATCACCTAAAACATTAATAAGTGATGTTGCGATAGCATATTTTAAAACTCCATTGCTATCTTTTGTTTTCTTAACCACTTGTTTGTACTTGGAGGGCGCGATTTTTTGCCAATAATTAGCCATATCTTCCGAAATTTGGATAAGTGCATCACTTTCAGATAAATAATCGTCATTTTGTATATCAACCTCTTTCTTAGTTTGATATCTGGCTTCCATTTCGTCCTCGTATTCATTCACGCAATCAAGATAAACACGATACGTTAGTTTATCTATTTTATTTCTCGTTTCGTCTTTGAAAAGACTTATATGTGCTTTCAATTCTCTTTTAAAATTTATCAAACGCGACTGCTGAATGAATTTCCATTTTGTTGGATTCTTAGCGCCATACATAACATGCTTCTTTATCAGCAAAAGTAAGTCTATTTCGGCATTATTAAAGTGGTTTCGTAAGATAGATGCTTCTTTTTCGAAATCAACCGGTGCATGATGGCTCATCTAATCACCCGCCTTTCGTTTCCATTCCCCCAATTGCTTCCGGGTCAGGAACCTCTCCGATTGCGTTTTCTAAATAGATGCGTTTTACTTCCGCTTGAATTTCTTCATCTTCCCACTTAGGGTGAATTAGTTTCACCTTTTCTTCTACACTCATCGCTAATGCACTGTTCATATTATTTAATGTGCTAGATAATTCATTCAGATTAACAGACATTGGATCTGGAAACTCAATTATTACCCTGATTTCATCACGCATTATTGCTTTTTCTTTATTGTTTGTTCCGCCAGTTAGCAAATATAGGAAGTCCCAAAGCATCTGTTCGTAAACATTTTGAATAAGGCGTTTTTTCTTCTCAATTTTACGCACTGTCGCGTCTTGTAAACTCCAAATTTCGGTCGCCTTAACTTCTCTATTACCTAGATTAAAAGTAGCGGGATTATAACCAGATTTCGAAACAGCTTTCTGAGCAAAATATTCCATCGTTTCGCGATAACTACCGTCTCGGAAGTCTCCTTGCATGAATTGAATCATGTCATTTAACTTCGCTCCAGCATCTAACGTTCCTTTGAACTGCATAAAGTAGTCTTCATCTACATTCATGGACCATTCTTCTTTATCTGTGCTCTTATTAACTTTTTTCCTAAACATTCGTTCGCTAGCCGCTATTTTTGTTTTTGTTTTCTCTCCTTCGCGCATATAAACAGTGAAAAAGTAATCTACGGCAAATAAATAATTGGTACATTGCGATAAGTCAGATTCCCCAAGATTAAGATGTGGGTATCTAGTATTGCTTGGGCTATTATTTATTAAATACGCGCCCATACTCTTTAAACCAATTGATACAGAATGATTCAATTGAATATCATTTGTGTGCAGATAGCTTGTAATCTGTTCTGGTAGTCTCTCCGCACTAATAGGAGTAGTTTTATCGCCATCGATTTTAATAACAGAATATGTTACAAAACCTCCAGATAATTTTTTCCCTTCCTTGTCCCATTGTTTTATTTCTCTGCTTTCAACTAAATAATAAATATCTGCTTTATTACTTGTGGGTATTTCCTCAAAGAAATTAAAACGAAATGGCTCATTGTTTTTAAAATCTATCCAAAATTGGCTAGAGCTATGAACGCTAATAGATGGTCGCCCATTTAAAATGTTAATCTTTACAGCGGATACTCCGCTACCTCCTGCTAATTCAACAATTTTCACGCTCTTACTATCAAAATTATCAATCCGTAATGCTTCTTTCAGTTGCTTTGTTAAGTTTTCATCCTTACTGCCATTAACCCCTGTTACATCAATACTTAAAGGCTTTCCAGATATATACTCAGCCGCAACAACAACAATCTCATTGCCTGTTCCAGAGTTCATTAACTTATCGTGTACTGTTGGCACATATCCTTGAGCCCACAACGAAGTTAAATAGGAGTCTTTGCTCCATTCTTTTTGATTATCTGGAACGAGCGGCAGATATTTTGGTATTAACTCCGGTTCGCTGCCATTAGGTTTTCCATTTAGCCAACCTTTAATAAAGCGTGTCATTACACTCCAAACACCCATTTAATCACTCCTTTCTATATATCTTCATAATTCCTATAAAAGTAGTTTGTAGCGTATCTACTTGTATCCATCGCGTGATTATTCTTGTCAACTGGTTTCCCGCTGTTTTCGTCGCGTACATACATACCAATTTCTTGTAGCCAACTGTAATGGTCATATTGATCGTTAGGTTGTTCAACAAGCAAATAACGCCTTTCGCTTAATAGCGACTGCATCCGCTCAATTCCAACCTCTATACCTTGCGCTTTACCTATCACATCATGAGCATTGTTGTCTGCTCCTGCTGTATCAACACCAACCTTTTCCAGTTCTTCACGTAGCCACCTACACGCTGGGTCAATAAAAACAGGCTCATTTACTGGTACTTCATACTCTTTCATACACCATTGAATGAATTGTTTTATCTCAACGGCATAGGTTGAACCAGCTTTTACTTCTCCTGTATCCCTACCACTGTGATAATAGGATGCAACTTGATTAAATTTATATTTATAATGTCCGTCAGCCGCATGCTCTGTAATTACATAGCACTCACAAACAGTAGCATCTTGTTGTCCTCCATCACCAAAAAAGACCATCTCAATTGGACGACCTTCTAATTTGGGTATTTGGTTTTTCTGCATATCAAATGTTTCGTAAATAATACCTTTTGGCAAAACTCGTTTACCATACCAGTCACGTTGCAAAAGGTAAGAGGAGTGTTTGACTTCGTTATATATTTCTTGTTTCCGTTCTTCTGAAAGAGCTGGATTATCCTTCGCAGTCCAATGCCGCCATTTGTAGCGACCTGACTTTTCATAGTTAGAAAAGATTTCTAACACTGGATGATTCGGTGCAGGTGGGTTCAATTCAGCTAAATGAAATCTATTTTTCGCTGCAAAGGTCCGTCGAAAACATTCTTCAATAAAATCTTTGTGAAGCAAATTGATTTCTAAAAACGTAACAGTACCCAATGACATACCAGTAATAGCACCCACGCTATTTACTTTCCCGCCACCTTTATAATAGATTTTCTTTGGACCGTTTGGAGAATGTATAAGCAAATGATCCCCATGCTCGTCGTGTTTCATTTCTGCAAGATTACCGAATATGTGCATCAATCCAAATCCATCGCCATCCATGAATAAGCGAAAGGCTTGTTCTTGGTTAAATGCAGCAACTAAGTGATTTTGATCTTCGGAAATAGAATAGATATAAGCCATTTTAAAGATATCGGCAGTAGTTTTACCGGATCGCGGAGTTCCTTCGTTGACTTCAAGCGTCACACCCCGAAAAGGGAATGTAATAGTTTCCTGTTGTTTGGGCGTAAATACTAGCTCATCAATTTTACTCAAGGTCTCCGTTTCCTCCTTTGGCAACATCTAATAGTTTATTAAGCAATGTAGTATCTTTTTCAGCGCCTTTAATAAGAGCTGTGCGGGCCTGTATATTATCTGTTGATGCAATAATTTGATTAAGCTTAGCCTTACGTTCATCTTGCTCATCAGCAATGGCGATAAATTGCTTAATCAACCCACTCAATGTAGACATCGCACGACTTTGCGCATTTAAAAAATTCGCCTGTTTGTCCCAAGCGAATTGATACTCATATTTATCAGAACCACTTTCCCCGAATCCAACTTGTGTTTGAACTCTCGTTTCATCCTCAGTGTTTTCTACCCACATAATTTTCTGTGCTCGGATAATAGCGGCGTATTGAATTTGTATCTGTCCCCAAATTAAATCAGTTGGTTCTTGTTGATCCATCATACTAATAATTTCTATTGTGTCATCCGGAAGATATTTAGAGTACAATCCATGTGTACGTGCGTTTTGATTACCTTTAGGAGCGGCGCCGCCTTTATTGTTCTTAGCATTCCCGTTCCCTTTCATTGAATAGTAACGCTCCTTTTGATTCGTAACGTTACTATTGCCATTATCACTCCAGTTATCCTCTGATTTCCATTTCCTAATCTGTGATGGTTTACAATTTAACTTACTGGCAATTTTCACAAGTGGCATTGTCTTATCTGAATCAAGCCACATTTTCTTTGCTATATCTCTGTTTGGGTTTCTTGCTCTAGCCACTCACTTCCACCACCTCGCATTCTGTGTTTGTTTCGTTAATTAATTATTATCTTTAATTGTTCCTACAATGATGCTTAGCGCTTCTAAATAATCATTCTTAGCTTGTTCAAAAGACTTACCATTTAGTGTAGCTAATCTTTCTATTTTCATGTAATGAATCTGGGCTAACACAAAGCTTTGTTCTTGTTCTGAACCAGCAATATTTATTTTGAATTCTGGCTCTTTTCCTTTTACCTCTGTTATTCCAGCTTTTATAATGTCTCTCATATAATCAACCCCTTATTATTTTAATGTATCAAAAAAAAGCCTGTTTTACGAGGCCTTCAAAGAGTTACACGAATTAATTTTTATTCAAAAAAACCATCTTCTATTAATATTTTGTCAATCAAATCTAATTCTTTAAAATACTCTTCTTCCACTTCACCCCAATCATTTAAAATTCCATATAATAAAGAATCTTGTTTCGTAGTAGTTTCAGGGAATCCGATATCTTTCCTAAGCGCAAGAATAAGATCAGACATCATATATACATATTTATTATTAAATGCCTTTTCAGATAGCCCTTTTTCTATAAAAAACGGTGCATCATATTCTTGTATAAATCTTCTATATGTCGTAAACATGTCTATTGTTTCATCGTTAGCAAATAACATTAGGCTATACATCAGCGTATTATATATTTCCCCTAATTCTCTAAGCTTCTTTTCATACCTTTGGACTTCATTTGTGGTTTTCTGAGGCATTTTGCTTATATATAGCATCTCTTTAAACATACTAACAATATCAATAAAAAGTTTTATCTTTTCAGGATGCACATTTTCTTGTGAAATCCTAATTTCTTGTAACTCCTTTGTGATTTTATTGTTTAGCTCATTTAACTTCTTGTCATAAAAATATTTTGGAATCAAACCTATTCCTAACATTCCAAGTAATGGCATAAGCAATTGCGCAATATTAAAATAAATTTCAGCGTTCTCCATGAGCATCTCCTTTTTTTAATTCAACTATAACAAAACAAATAAGTATGCTCAATGTATTACTTATAAATGAGAAGTGGAGTGCAGACTCAATATAAGATTTATTTTTGTAATCATCTTCACTTCTCACTAATAACATTTTATCACCTTTTTTTACTCAAAAAGTGCCAAAAAAGTGCCATTTTCAATTTAACACTTCAATCCCAAGTGTTGTCGCCAGTTCAATAACAGCCTTCCGTTTCTCTCTTTTGTACTGTCTCTCTTCATAAGGAATATCAAGCATAATAGTTCTATCTTGTAAGTTATGAATGAACTTCTCAAACAGTATCTTTCTATGAATGTGCTCAAGTTGATTCATAATAGCATCGTATTTTTTAACCGCTTCTTGTGCTGCATGAACGTTATCGACATTATGAATTGCAGCATCTTCTACTTTTGAATGAAATTCATTACTGAAATTCGGTGGCGTAATCTTGTACATAGTCGTCATATTTGGAAATTTACGATCACCAGCCATTAACCGAAGCGTTAAATAGTCTTTAAAGAACTGTCTTACTGCTCTGACTGTCTGGATGTAGTTAATATCTTCAACTTGTGGTAGATTGAATAGTTGTCCCATAAAGTCGCCCCCATCACTTTATAAATTTTCGATAAACTCCCTTATTTTCTCAACCTTTTCAGCTGTATCAATAAAAGATTCTTCGCTAATTGCTTCTAATTCAATATTGTATTTAGCGATTTCTATGTTTTCGCCGTTACAAATCGCTTCTCTGGTAACTACATTTAATTTTTCAATTTGCATTTTCATCCTCCTAAAATATATTTCCCAAAATCCATAACACGCCTTTTATCAGCGCGCCTAGCATAAATACAGAAAGCAGGATCCAGAAAGCCCAAAAAGCAATACTTATAACGGTTACTCCGATTTTGTTAATCATATTCCACCTCCACAATCACTCGGCTTTCTTCGTCTTTATCGACTATGAAGTAATCAGAAAAGCCCTCGATATAATTTAAGTTGTCATTCTCTAAAAATCCTGCTTCCATCATGCCGTCGAAAATAAACTTTTTAGCAAATGCAATATTGTCTGGGTCTTTTTTCTTGTTGGGAATAATCCAGGTGAATTTAATTCGGCACGGTGTAGAGAAAGTCACACCGTGGCTCATAGCTCTTTTAACATAACAAGCGCAAATATAGGTCATTTGTTTTTTCACTTTAGCAGCGGCTTGTCTGTGCCCTCTCTCTTTGTTTATATAAGTGTTTAAATCAGTTAATGGCAACGGAATTATAATTTTGTTGCTAGTTGTGGTAGTCTTCGATAACTCTTGTTTCATAAATAACTTCTAACTCCTTGTCAGATAATTTATTTAGGTATTCGACTGTATGATTTGTATAATTAGCGATCACGTCTATTAGTTGTTTCCTCTCTTTAATTGTCATGTTGCCACCTTTTGACGTATAGACAAGCCATTCTTTCTTTTGAATTCTATTAGTGCGCTCCTGCTTATGCCCATATCTTCCGCTATTTCCGTATCAGTAAGCTTTTTACTCAATCGTCGATATTCAGTGACTGTAAATATCGAAAGTAACTGTGTTGGTGTAGCTAAACCTTTCTCTTTATCTCCTCTCGCTTCTAGTGTTTCTAGCTTTTTAATTAAATTTTTTCTATCTGTGAGAGTCTTGCTTTTTTCAATCATCGTAATAACTTCCCATTGCTTTTTTCTTAATTCCTTTCTGCTCATTTTCATCGCTCCCCGTTATAAAATTAAATGCTCAAAATGGCAAATCATCTTCATTAATATCAATCGGCTTACCTTCACTTGCAAATGAATCGCTCTTCTGACTCGTATCCGCTCGATATGAGCTTGTTTGATTGTTATTTGAATAATTAGCCTTGTTTTGGTAATTATTCGATGTAGCACCTTCTACGTTGTTATTTTTAGGTTCTAAGAATTGAACTGATTCAGCAACTACCTCAGTAACGAAAACACGTTTACCGTCGTTATCCTCATAATTACGAGTTTGAACACGTCCATCAACGCCCGCCATGCTTCCTTTCTTCAAGAAATTAGCAACGTTTTCTGCTGGTTTGCGCCAAACAACACAATTAATGAAATCTGCTTCTCGTTCTCCGTTTTGATTAGTGAACATACGATTTACTGCTAGCGTAAAAGTCGCAACAGCCGCGCCGGCTGGAGTGTAACGTAAATCAGGGTCTTTAGTTAATCGTCCTACAAGTACTACACGATTCATCATTCGTTTTCCTCCTCAATATCTTTAATTTTTGGTCGCTCTCCGTGAGTTTCAACCATATATTTTTTTGCTTTTTCAACTTCTTTTCTAAATTTGTCTAATCCATTTGCTTTAATTTTTTTCTGGATTAAAGGAATCACGCTATCTTTATAATATTCGATTGCTTTATCTCGAGTGTTTAAATCTAGAAAGTCTATGAGATCGATTGGAATATTAAACAATGAAGCTCCACTGGACATTTCATTAACGTGCAAGAATACTTGGGTTAATGTCCCTTCCGGATAAATTGCAAAGTCTATACCATCTATCGTCACTTGCATTCCCGCCTTCACAACCCAGCCACTTTTCGTCGCAATCTGGAACACTTTATCTTTTTCAGATATTTTTATTGTGCTAGTCATCTTCTTCCTCCCACTCGTCCCACCTATATGCAATTTTTTTCATAAATTCGTCTGCATGTTGATAACCAACTTCTATCAGCCATGCTTTAGCTTCTTCAAAAGTTAAATTCCCTGAACCTGAACCGAGTTGTTTAATAGCTACATTGAAATCGACTTCATAAACGGCTAGCCATTGTTCTAACGTTACAAGATTTATATCTAATGACCTTTCATTAATTAAATAATATTCTAATTCCTATATCGTCATGTCGTGATGCGTTGGAGCTTCTACTACAGTTGATATTCGACAATATAAGCTATTTGGTTGTTTAGCAATTAATCCTGGCATTATTCCAAACTCCTTCCGCAGAGCGGGCAATATAGTATTGAAAAATAATCATTATCTTCTCTTCCTCTAAGGGAACCCATTCCAACTAAGTTAGTTCCAATATTGTTCATTACTCTTATATCTCCTCTCTTAAGTTACTGTATTTTCCCTTAAAAGCTGTGTAACTGTTTAACAATTCGTCAGCTTCTTTATATAGTTTCTTACGGTAGTCAGAACGATATTCGTTTAATTCAGTCACAGTGAAGTGAGAACCTGTTTTAATAAAATCCCCCGGTTTTACAGTTCTAAATAAGCGTCCTCCGCTTGAACATAGCAAAACTACTTCTTGACTCGTGCTGTAAATCTGCACGACAACGCCATATTCTGTGATTATTCCTCCCTTATCTTTTATCTCGTCTCCGATTCGCAAATCCCTCAAGGCTCTTTTGTTTTTATATCTATCAAAAATAAAGATGAAGATTAAAGCAAAGAGACTTGCTACAGCTAATATACCTATAGATGCTAAAATACTCATTCCGACACCTCTTTCTCGATAGACCAGCCAGAATCAATATTATTTGCTAACCAGTCGTCGTAAGCTTCTGTAATCTTTTTTTCTAATTGTTCAGGTGTTAATATATCGAACTCAATATTCAAGTCCGCTTTCAAAAGAAATGTTTCTGTTTCAAGCGATCCGTGCATACCAGTAGAAACGTAGAATCTTACTTTTTTGTCGTTCATTCCGCCACCTCTTCAAACTTTTAATAATTTTAAGTATTAACACTAGTACTACTCGTTTTAAACGCCTTTGCAGAAAGAAATAGGTTTCGTGTTGTCTGTACTTCATTCCGCCACCTCTTTCAAAATAAAGTCAATCGCTCTGTAATATCTCTTTTTAAGTTTCTCGTTATGTCTGTGTGTTTTTTCAATCGATTCTTTAAGTTTAGCTAATGTTCCTTGAAAACAGCCTGTTATCCATATATCTAATTCCTTGATATATGCTATTTGATTGTTTTGTCTACTAGTATCTACTTGTACAATTATTGTTGTTAAGCCTCCTACTTGTTGCCAGTTTACCCAATTTAAATATGCATTACTTAAATTTGCACCTCTTAAATATGCATTACTTAAATCTGCTCCTCTTAAACATGCATTACTTAAATCTGCATCTTTTAAACTTGCATCTCTTAAACCTGTATTACTTAAATCTGCTCCTCTTAAATCTGCTCCTCTTAAATCTGCATTACTTAAATTTGCACCTCTTAAATTTGCTCCTCTTAAATCTGCATTACTTAAATCTGCAAGTTTTAAATTTATAAGCCTTAAATTTGTGTTTTTTAATTCTGTATTACTTAAATCTGCTTTCTTACCACCCTTACCCCACAGCCATTTTTCATGATTCTCTAATATGATGTCTAATTCTTCTTGTTTCATTCCGCCACCTCTCTCTCGATAGACCAGCCAGAATCAATATTATTTGCTAACCATTCGTCGTAAGCCTCTGTAATCTCTTTTTCTAATTGTTCAGGTGTTAATATATCAAACTCAATATTCAAGTCCGATTTCAAAAGAAATGTTTCTGTTTCAAGTGATCCGTGCATCCCAGTAGCAACATAGAATCTTACTTTTTTATCGTTCATTCCGACACCTCTTCCGTCATCCAGTAAGGATTTTTTTCATAAAACTTCTTCACTTCTCTGTTAAGCGAGCGTGTCATGCTTTCCAATAATGTTGCTTTAGTCCCCATATTTACGTGTTTTCTTTTTGCTTTAACAATGTAATTCAATTCGCCTCTTTCTGTAACTGTAATAAGTCCAATACCGCTATTTTTCAAACGAGTGTCAAATAACTTGAAGTTTAAACTGTTAAAGGATTTTGCTGTGTGATCTCTCAAAAATTCAAGCAGATGTTCTGGAATAACATAGTAGTTAAAATCTCCATGAAACGATAAGTTTGCTTTGCTTTTAAAATCTGAAAGACTTACCTTGATTTCATAGCAGAAGAATTCACCTGTAGTTTTGTATGCTATAAAGTCCACTATTTCTTTTCCGAACCAACCAATTGTTACTTCAAATGCACCGAAAGTGCCTTGTTTTGCATGAGCTTTCCAAAGCGCTTCTTCTAACCTTCTCGTGTCGCTTGTTTTGCTCATTCCGCCACCTCTTTCAAACATTTTAATATTTTAAGTTGTAACACTCTTACAGATCGTTTTAAACGCCTTGCCTGAAAGGAATATATTTCATGTTGTCGGTACTTCATTCCTCCGCCACCTCTTTCAATCCCCATGAGGCAAATTCGGCTAGTAGTTCGTACTCTACTTTTCTATTTTCGATTGCAAGATATGCCTCTACCACTTGCTGAGGAGCTTTGCTGTTGCGATTTTCTAAGTCAAAGAATAGTCTGATAGGTGTTAAAAATTCACTACTTTCTTTCAACCATTTCAGGATAATCTTCTTTGCTTCTTGTTCACTCATTCCGCCACCTCGTCAACAAGAATAGCAAACTGCCAGTATATGTCGCCTCCGGGCATACCTTTTATTTGTGCTTCTGTCAATTCTGCTTTCCATGATCCATAGTTGCGGTTCGATATTGATGGCTGCATTTCGTCAGTAGTTATATTTACGATAATATATGTGTAAGTTGTTTCTTTTTCAAAATCAGTAGATCGAGACGCAAACGGCAATCTCACATAATAAAGCGGTTCCTTCTCGACTTCGTAGCCGTCCAACCATGCGCGTGCAAGTATCTCTTGATTTTCATCTGAGAAAGTTAACCAATTGTACATTTCATAAGGCATATCAGAATCATCATAGTCTATTGACAAGAACAAATCATACCCCTTTTGTTTACAGCGACTTATCCAATCAGCTACAAATTGCGGAACTACTAAGCGTTCTTGTTCTTCAATTTTTGCTACAGCTTTATCTGAAAATAACAAATCTACCGGAGAATCGCTTTGCTTAATAGACACCTCTCGTGTTCCAGGATAAACTCCATTTATCACTCCTATGCTTTTCTTATTTCTGTAAATAAACTCTGCTTTATCGCCTTCTTTAAATTTCATGCTTGTTCCTCCTTCACCACGCTAACTTTAAGAGCATTGGTAATTTTACGAGATATGTTTCCGTTTAATACTGTATTTTCTCGAAAGAACTCTTTCATTTCTTCTCTTTTCTTACATATAGCTTGAATTTTGTTTGTGTTATTTAGTAGCATTGTCTTGACATAATCGGCTTCTATTTTGGTTAAAGTTATTTCAATGTTCTTCATCTTGATTGCACACCCTTCTGTTCATCTGTAAGCCGTTCAGTAAGCTCTAGCACATACTTTCGTTCTACCGTCTCGCATAAATTCAGACTAGCTCTATACCTAATTTCGTTAAATTTCATGTTTGTAACTGGTTTTGCGTCATCATAAATCGTTAAAGTTTTGTCTTTGAACATTGCCGGATTTCGCAAAATAAATTTATACATTTTTGTAATGTGATTATAGTGTCGAATTTCTGTCGGTTTCCCACCAAGCCTTGACACGTGCCAATAATATTTCCCCAAGAAATTTCATCCTTTCTAATCAACTCTAATTACTCTTAACCCCTTATCAGTCGTCCTCTTTTGATACGTAGGCGTAGCATAAAACAAAATCGTTTCACGCTTCACTTTCTGAAACTCCGCTAGTTCGTCTACTGTGCCGATTATTAGTACTTCGTCTGCTTTATAAAGTGCGTATTCTGTCATGTTCTCACTCCTAAACCCACTGAATTCTCTTATTTTCCAAATCTTGTTCTCTCTGTGATGTATTCTTTATACTCATTTGCGATTGTTTTCATGCCTTGGCCTCCAATTCGTCGCCTCTTCCAAGTTTTCGCATTACCTCTTCATAAGCTTTTTTCTCTTCTTCCGTCATCTCTGGCTGTTTAGATGCTTCTTGCTGGTCTTTGTCGAACCAATCTGGCAATATTTCTTGTTTAACTGGTTTGTTGTATTTGTTGAACGGCTTGTTAGCAACTGGCTTATTACGTTGCGTCGCCATCTGATCATAATTTTTCCTTAAAGATTTAGGCGATTTAATAACACCGCACCAGAAATCATTTTTCTGTGACCATATAATTGCATTCTTAACTTTTTCAGCATCTCGCTTATCTTGTTCAATCATAATTCTGATGTCATGAGCCCATTTTTCAACATCTGGAACTTTTTCTTCTGGGTTATTTGACTTAATCATTTCAAACAATAAATTAGCTAAAGATAAATGAACCTCGTCAAACTTGTTTTGACGTTTATTATTATCTTTATTATCTTTCTTCTCTTTATTATCTTTATTGTTTGTGATCGTTTGTTGTACATCTGTTGTTCGTTTGTTGTTCGTCTGTTGTTCATTTTGCTGTTCATTTTCTATGTCGCTACCTTGATAGAACCCCCAGTTTTCAATGGTTACAACTGAAAATTTGTTGTACGATTTGATGTTCAACATTTGGGCTTTTTCTAACTTTTGAAGTCGTCGCCACCACGTAACCGCTGTTCGTTTATTTTTCAGTCCCATGTTCATTGCCTCTTCTAATTTTTCTCTTCCGATTACAAATTGACCTGGATTTAATTTGACTATCTGTTGACCTAAAAATATTTCTCTTTCTTTAAATGACGCTTTGATAAGGCAGTATGACCAAAGCCGATAAAACTCAGGGTCTTGCCAAATCCAGCTATCAATAATTTTTCTGTGTAAAGCTATATAACCATCCATCGCAATTCCCCTGCCTTATCCTACTTCAATAAGTCTTCTAAATTGATAGCATCTTTTAATTGTTTAGTTGCTCGGCAATACTCACATTCTTCACATCTTATTGCATCAAGTTCTTTATTTTTAACTGCGATAACTCGTGGCATTTTTTCTTCCAAAAAACTATATTCACTATCTAACCAGTTTTGATGGAATTGTATTACCGCTTTATCTGGCGGATTTTGTTTTGTGACTGCTACAATATAAGGTTTATAGTCTCCTTCAAATTGACATTCCACCATAGCTTTATAAACAGCCATTTGAAGCACATAATCATATGCTTGGATAAAAGATACCCAACCGTTGTATTTGACCGACCAAAAGCGTTTCTGTAGCTCCTGTGTGGTCTTTAAATCACCTATACGTTTTTTTTCATGGTTAAGTACATCTAATTTTGCTTTCCAAGTTGTTCCGAATAAATTTGCAGTAACAATAGCTTCTTTTTCTCCATCCATTACAATCATCGAAAGCGGGTCTTTTTTAATTGTTTCAATCATTAAATCAGCTTGTTCAAACTCTGCCCGTTTCCCTGTTCCTCTTGCTTTATAAATCTTCTTTTCATTCTCAGAAACAAAGTCGTTAAAAGCTTGTTCTGACTCAAATGCCGTATGCGTATAGGAGCCAACTAAAAGCGCTGTAGATTCGTTGCGAGACCATTCTTTATGAAGTTCTGCCATTGTCCGTGCTTCGCAATCCATAAAGGATTTGAATTGCGAAACGGACATGTAATCTAAATTAGCTGCTTGACTATAATAGTTTTCCTTGGTCAGTTTCAACGGCTTGTTCTTTGTCATCTGTTTTCACCTCTTCTTTTTCTGGTTCCAATTCTTTTGCGAGTTCAGATTTCGAAGAGTCCGTTTTTGTCGGTAAATCCTTATCGAACCAATCTTCTATTTTTGACATACCGTCCTTTATCGAATTAATTATGTTTTTAGTCTGTACTAAGTCATATTCAGTAAATGAGTCAGTTTTATACCCAAAACGTTTCTCGACTTGACTTTGAGTAACACCGAACTGTTCTTTTAAATAAGTCAACATAGCCCCAACGCGATCTTTAAGTGGTTTTTCTCCGCCGCCATTTCTCAATGTTTCATTGCATTGTTGCATTGCGGCTTCTACTATATCTCCGGGAATAACGCTCAATAAGCAAGCTCTCAATCGGCGCGACCCCATATTAGCTACAAGCTCATATATATCTCGTTCGTCAGTAACCATCTGCGTTCCTTTTTTAGTTGTTCGTTTGTGTGGCACGGTGAATATTTTTTCTGTTCTAGTATTTGTTTCAGCATCCCATGCATAAGCCATTGCTGTAGACTCGTGGTCGTTTCTTTCTAATTCCTTAACACCAAAGCTGATATTTCCCCAATTCTGCGCTAACACTTCTGCTAAGCGAATTGATGGACCAATTACTTTTTGACCACCTCGCGGATATTGATAGATTGCAGTTTCCGCTAATCTAAGTCGTTTACATGCTTCTAAAATTCGGATTTCTGCTTGATATTGATTTCGGGGGAAATTTTGCGCCATAAAAATTTGCCCTTTTACTTCCTCCATTTCACGACTCGCCGTCGCATGAGCCATAACTCCGTTCCCCTGCTGTTTAGATAATTCCATTCCTAATTCATTCATACGTTAACCACTCCTTCTTCTCCAACTAACAACTGGTATATCTTAATTAAATCGTCGAATTCTTTACTTCCTTCTTTATTACTTTGATAGAAGCGAAGATAATTAAATAATTCGGTTGCCGCTTCACTTTCGCTAAAATCAAACACTTTTACTTTGATATTTGAATAGGTTGTTAAAAACCACATATATGTTACCTCCATTGATTTTTTAATGGACCTGAGGTATAATTTCTTAAGGTAATATCTCAAATCCTTAAAGCGCGCACTGCTATGCGTGCTTTTTTAATGTCTAAAATCATCGTCCCAAAGACCATCAACAAGCATCGGATTCTCAACCACGTTTACCACTTCCTCTCAACCAGTAGCCTGCAATCACAGACATAAACGACACGAAAATCATTACCATAAATACATCCATTATCTTGTGACCTCCTCATAACCCTTTAGTTTTAACTCTTCGATATAGTCCGTCATTTTCTCGCATCCTGTTTCAATTAAAGCTATCTTCTGTCTGAAAGCTGGGTTAGCTATCATTTTCGTTCTGTCGTCTATGAAAATCTCGCTATTACCGAAAATCGTTTGCTTACGAAAAATTCGCTCTGCCATTGTTGTAGCCTCCTAAATTAAAATTAGAATTAAAATCAAATTACATAAATTTATTAACGCTAACGCCGCTGCTATTATTACTAAGATGCTAAATAACACTTTCAAGCTCTTACCGCCTGACTAGCTGTCCCGCCATTTCTTACCCACTCTTCAATTTGATCTTCTACAAAAAATAGATTTGAACCAATTTTTGTATATGGGATTTCGTCTCGCTTTACCATGCTGTAAAGCTTAGAACGACTAATCTCAATACCTTGTCGCTTCATTCTTTCTAACAATTCTGACGCTGTTATTGCATTAAACGTCATTTTTAACCACTCCTAACTTTTTATAATATTGATCACGTTTACTTAAAACTTGCTGTAAATCTATATTGAATGTTCTTGCTATACTTGTATTTAGAGTTAAAGCTGTTGCAATCACATCTGTTATTTCTGAAATTGCTTGTTTTGCTGCTTCACGCTGTAACATATCGCCTTTTCTCAAATTGAATGTCATTGTCTCTATGCCGTTTTTCAGTGCATGTACTGCTTCTTCAACTTCTAGTTCAAATCTGTTAGTTAAAGAAGCGTGATGGTTGTCTAAACCGTCAAAAAGCGGTGGTATCATTCCGTTGCTGAATTCATGTGCAAACAAGTAAGTACTTCGCGGTTCGTTGTAACTGTCAATTAACTGTTCTGCTTGTTCAAGTGATACTGTCCGCTTGCCTTTCAGCTGATTGCTTATTAGCGCCGGCGTTACATAACTATCTACCGCTAGTTCTTTTTGCGTGCGAGTTTCTGCTAAAACTTGCATCGCGCTTGGTGCCGATGTTGATTTTTGAAACATAATATCTCAATCCTTTTTTGTTATTTTTTTAGCGACTAATTAACAACTTATCGTTATATACTATTGTTAGTCGCTCCCCCGTGACTGTAAGTTGTCTGTATAAGCGTCGTTGTGGTAGGCGACGCTTAACTTATAACTTGATCGTGTTCTTCCAATAACTTGTTTAATAGATATACTTGTCCTTTTCCTGTTACTTGTGGAGTATAAGTGGTTTTCATTAAGCCGTTTCTATCTGTATGAATATGTGTTTTTTGTTCAAACAATCCTAAGTTCATCGCCTTTTGCGACGGTTTGTTGTAATAAGCACCTTTATTTAACAAATAGCCACTACCTCTCAGCCATTCGAAAAGTCTGTTTTGCCCTATATCTAATCCTTTTTGTTTTAGAATAGTAGCTAAATCTTTTACTAAAATTGTGTTCTCGCTCGTTTGTACAGCTTCCGCAAAAACTACTTTCGGCTTTTGTTCCTCAAGTTTTTTTAACACCTCTTGCTTTTCTTGTTGTTCCTCTATCCATTTTTTAGCTCTAGCGACTGGATCTTCTATCATGTATGAAAATGCGGGATATTCAGTTGCTAATTTCCTCGCTTGTTTTTCTACTTCAATGAAGTATTTTCTAATCGACCGACCCATTTCGTTGTTTTGCACCATTGCTAATTCTTTAGCAGTATCTAAAGTCAAAAAATAATTTGTTGATGGTCGCCCATTGGTTTTACTCAAAGTTGAGTAAAAGTCTAAACCATTCTCATAACCATAATTTCCAATCATTCTATATATCCAATCATTAAATCTTGTATTTACTAAAAGCTTTTCATGAAGCATCCGGGCATCAACAAATTTTTCGCCTTGTTCATTTTCTAAAACTGGCAACATTTCATTTGCAATTACTTGTAAATTTGACATTTTGTTCTCCTTTCTGTTCGCCCTTTCACAGTGCTATAGTTTTTGTGAAGGGAGGTGGGTAAAATGGGAGTTAAAATTAAATTTGATTCAAAAAAATTAGAGAGACAAATTAAAGAACAAAGCCTAAAAATCGCAAAGCAAGATATTATTAAAAATGGAACGGAAGGGAGCTGTCCCGAATGTTCGCATGTATTTACAGTTAAACCTGGAGTAAACACATGTCCCGATTGCGGGAATGAATTTACTGTAAAAATCAAGTAAATCACTTCACCTTAATTTCTAACGAGTTTATAGTGCTAGCCAAGTCTTCCACCAAAGATTTGGCTTCAATTAATCTCTTTTCTAACAAAGTGGCGTTTTCTATGGAATCCTCTACTCCATTCAGCTCTACTTTCATTTCGATAATTTTTAGCTCTTGATCTTTTTCAAGTAAACTTAAAATATTTTTTATAACGCTGTATTTAACGAATGAGCCGCTCTCTATCGCATTACCATTTTCTAAAATTGTTTCTAGTTTAATAATTGCTTGTTTGATGTTATTCATTTTTCTTCCTCCTAAATTATGATTTTTAGTATTTTCCAGACCATATTAGTCTTTGCATTTCTTCGCTGATCGTGAATGGGTGATATTCCACTTGTACAACTGGTAATGATCCTGCTTTTAAATCTAACTTGACCGCTGTAATTCCTTTTCTTAATTGTTTTCCATTGATTTCTAATACTCCATAACAACAGTTTCTATCTCCTTGCATCTTAATATTTAATGATTTTAAGTTTTCTGGTGGTATGTCTTTGGTTTTAAAAACACAATCTTTCTGTTCACTTCTTTTGTTGCTCAGATATCTTCTGTTCATTTTCTAGCCTCCTATTTTCTTTTGCCTAAATCGCCGTTAGTTTTTTCCGATAATCTATTAACTAATGAATTAATTTCTGAATAAAGTTCCGGCAAAATACTTAAATCACTAAAATCTTCTCCAGTTATACTTAATTCAATGGTGAGTACTGACTCTTTTCTGTTTCTCTTGGTTAGGAAAGAGTTTGTAAATGCAATTTTCCTCATTTTCTAGCCTCCTATTTTAGTTAATTTTTGTGACTTTTCGTTACAATTCTGTCAAAAAAAATTTCATCCACCTTTCTATTGTATAACTTTGCAATATTAAACATTAGTGTTAAGGACGGATTTCTAGATCCATCTTCTATATATCCAAGATGTTGTGGCGTTATCCCCAAAGATCGTGCTACGCTTGCTTTACTTCTCTCTCCCCTTAGTTCTTTAAGGTTGTTACCCATAAAATGCTCACCCTCTTTCGTAACTTTATGTTACTTTATATATATTAATATACACGTAACTTTACGTTACGTCAAGAGAAAATTGTAACTTTTTTTTACATATTCAAATTTTAATTGAACGTAACACAAAGTTACTATATCATTGTGGGTACAGGAGGCGATTATATGTTCGGTGACAGATTACGTTCATTACGCGAAAACAAAAATCTAACTCAGCAAAAAGTAGCTGATGACTTGAATATAAAAAGAGAAAATCTTTCTAATTATGAAAGAAATAAAAGAGAACCCGATTACGAAATGCTGAAAAAACTAGCTGAATATTACGGAGTATCACGCTCATATATATTAGGTGAAACAGATAAAAAACAATATTGGGAATTGGATGACAAGGACGAACGAAGCATTCAAAAAGATCTTCAAAAAATGATTGACGATCTGTCTAATTCAGACGCCTTTGCTTACTCGAAAGAAGATGGAGAAATGGATGAAAATACAAAAAAACTATTAATTATGTCTCTTGAAAATTCGTTAAGGATTGCAAAAGAAGAATCTAAGAAACGATTTACTCCTAAAAAATATCGAAAATAAATTAGGTGGGATAGTATGGAGATGAGTGAATTTATACAGCAACAGATACAAAAGCTTGTTAATATTCATGAAACAAGAAATCCGTTTTTAATTGCGAAAGAAAAAGATATTCTTATATTAAAAGAAGACTTAGGTGAAGTTTACGGTTATTATAATAAAATAAACAGAATTAAAATGATTCATTTAAATAACCTCTTTTCAGATGAGCGGCAATTGTTTACTTGCGCTCACGAACTATGCCACGCTCTTATACATCAAGATGAAAATACCCCCCAACTTTCAAAACAAACTATTGTATCAGAGTGGAAAGTTGAAAAAGAAGCCAACTATTTTGCAACACAGCTGCTTATAGACGGAAGCCATTTAGAACATTATATTGATACTACAGATAAAATAATTAACTTTTATGGATTACCCGAAGAAATGAAAAAATATATATAAGGGAGTAGATGAATATGAAAAAATGGATAGTTTTATGTTTTATATTATTGCTTAGCTTAGTACTATATGCGTGCGGAGAACCAGAACTAGATATTAGTGATAGTACTGGAAAAGGATATTATTTAAACCAAACAGGAAAAACCTCTGATAATGCAAAAATAACATTAAAGGATGAAAATGGGGACTCAAAAAAAATCGAGACAGATAATAATAGTTTTACTATGCTTTTTCCTAGGCTTAATTCGAAGGCAACTTATACCGTATTAGCTGAAAAGGACGAAAAAACCTCGGAGACCGAAATTGTTGTTCCAAAACAAAAAAAACTTGTTTCCTATGAAGATTTACAAGGACAGTTTAACTATATTTTTGAAACAGAAGATGATTTATCTATCTCTCTTCCTGAATCAGTAACTAGTGACGCTGAAGTAACTAATGGATTTAAAATAATGTCTGATGGTAATAACGTGATGTCGTTACTATTAACATATAGCTCTAACGATAAAATAGGTATTACAGATTATAATGATTTTACTTATTCAATTGCAGCTATTATGATGTCCTTAGATTCAGAAAACGGTTTAGATAAGGTACTTAATGCTCTCAATAACAGCATGGATGATCAAAAAGATACAAAAGTTTCTGTTAATGAGATTACATATCAATTTTCAACAATCAATACCAGTTCAACAAATTTAACCACTTTAGAAATATATCCAAGTTGATAACTATTCCTGTCATAGTAATTTTAATAATTATGTTTTTATAAAAAGGAGATGCGGGATGAGCAAGTATAGACACTTGTTAAAAAAATGGTGGTTATGGGTGATTTTTTTATTGGTTATCATTGGCATTGTTTCTTTATTTTGGTATACACAAGTTTATTCTTCCGAATGGGGTAAAGGGCTATCAAAGGAAGACAAAGAGGTATTGGAAAAGGCAAATAAGTCAACAAACGAATTTAATAAATTTGCAAAAGAAGCTAACTCAGGCATCAAATCGTTTAATAATGACGCAACAATTAATCCACAAATAGTAATTAATCCTTTTACTAAAATGGGAGATAATATTACCGAAAGATCAGACGAATTTATTAAAGATTACGATGAATATTCTATCTCAATCCAAAATATCTTAAAAGATGATTATAATAATATAAAAAAACTTAGAGATGACGTTGTTGCACAACAGGAAGAAATTAAAAGTATTTACTCAAACGCTCATAATTATAACAGAGAATTATCCACTGTTGAATCTAGAATAGTAGAAAATATATATCAAGAAATGCATAAAGAACAAAAAGAAAGCTTAGGGTTAAAAAATCATGAATTCAAAAAAATGCTGAGTTCAGTGATAAAGCAATAAAATTAATGCCTGGCGTTGATTAAAAGAGAGCCTCCGGGCTTTTCTTTTTACCGAAAAAAGAACATATGTGCTAAGGAGATATGATATGGCTAGCTATGTAAATTTAGGAAATAATAAATATGAGCTAAGAGTTTCAAAGGGATATGATGCACGTGGAAAACAAATACGCAAAACAAAAAACGTCACAGTTAAAACAGTAAAAGCGTTAAAACTAGAACTTTCTAATTTTGAAGCTTATGTCTATTCAAGCGATTACACAGAAATAAAAGATATGCGATTTATTGACTTTGTGGAAAAATGGCGCTTAAATTACGCAAAAAGAGAACTAAAAGGTAATACTATTGATAAGTATAACCTCTTTCTCGAAAACTGGATTATACCTTATTTTGAGAGGAAGAAAATAAGTAAAATTACAACTATGCAGTTGCTCGACTACTTTCATGAAGTTCAAAAAAAAGGAGTTGGTCCAAGCGCTTTAGAGGGACATCATCGAGTTATAAGAAGTTTATTTAAATATGCTACCTTGTGGGGAATTACTGAAACAGACGTATCTTTATCAGTGAAAAAACCTACCTATAAAGTGCCAGAAAAAAATATTTATAATAGACGAGAAATAGAAGTGTTAATAGATCGCATTAAGATATTACAAAAATATCAACAAGTAATGATTAAATTAGCGCTATACTGCGGTCTTAGACGTGGCGAAGTTATCGGTTTAACAACTAAAGATATGAATTACAATAAAAATACAATTAACGTTTATAGAGCGGTTATAAAGAGTGCTAGCGAAGGTATAAAACTAGATGAAACTAAAAATAAGCGAAAAAGAATTGTCCCCGCTCCCGCTGGACTGATGCAAGAAATTAAAGAACTTGCAAAAGAAAAGCAAAAAAACAAAGATAAATTAGGTTTGTTGTGGAAAGGAACAAAAGATTTAGATGGGAAAACTGTTGTATTAATTTTCAGTCGTGACGACGGTACTCCTTTTACCCCCGCTTCTGTCACTAGAATGTTTAATCGATTCTTAGAGAAAGAAGAAAATAACGATCTTACTAAAATATCATTTCATGATTTGCGTCATTCTGCTGCAAGTTTTCTTTTAGAACAAGGTATTAATGTAAAAGTCATTCAAAACATTTTAGGACATTCAGATATTAAAGTTACATTAAATACGTATGCACATATCACTGAAGATGGTTACTCAGAAGCAGCAAAAACTTTTGATAATTTCTATAAATCTAGTAAATAA